GCATTTATGGTATTCAAGCCTAGATTGTGGACTGGCACTATTTCGGGTGGAGACAGAAGTACTCCTAATTCATCTAATGGAACAGTGCATCAGTTAGTCACAAGTGTTTCTAATGGAGATAATAGATTCTTAGATTACATTGATTTAACTGGTTGCTATTTAGTTCCCGAAGCAGGTACTAAACTAGATGATACTACTATTACTACTGGTGGAGAATATAGTTCTAACAGAATGACAGATGTAATGCCTAGTGAATTAATCTATGTCATATCTCATGAAGTAGATGATTCTACAATTACCGACCATATTCTAATTACAGATGTTCAACTAAGTGCAAGTACAGGATATAGAATATTACAACCAAATGAGGTCTGTATGCACGATTTCTTCCCTAGAGAAATATACATGAATACTCTAAGACCTTCTTATACTAAGGTAAGTAACAGAAATGAGACATATAAGTTTGAATCGAGTTACTTCTATGAGGAAGGAACTATTTCTAGTGGACAAAATACAGTAGAAAATGAAGGTGTTTTGTCTATGTTCGTGGCGATAGATTTGGATAGAGCATCTACTGATGATGGTATTGTTATCAAAAATAGAGAGAACTTCTTTGATAATGTACTAGAAATAGGTAATCATAATCTATACTTTAGTGATGGGGATAACTCTAAGAAAATAACGATTACTGCGAATCAAAATTACAGTTTCACTCTATCTAGCGGATTCTATGGTAAGGGTGTTCTTTCTGTCTCAGAACCATTTACTATTTCATCTAGGGAAGAATTAGAAATAGACCCAGATAGATTAGTTATTGGGACTACTGTTAGTATTGGATTAGAAGCAGAGGATTTAATCAATGATTTGTTAGAAGAAAACGGCATTGACTTCAGCACAACACAGAACGATTACCCCTATTATCTTGCTCCTAATTACAAAGGAATGGACTTATATTCTGCTATTAGATTAATACTAGATAGAAAGGATATGACTCTAATTGAAGAAAACGGAACATTTAAGATTACTCCTGAAGATGACTCTACTCATTACAATAATATAACTATAAACGATTCTGGAGATTTCCAAATATATGAATTTGAACAAAGCAGTTCTTTATTCGACTTCTATAATGATATTATTGTTTATGGTAGAACACATAAATCAAATAGAAAAGATTTGCGTTCTATACAGAAAAGAGGAAGAAAAACGCTAGAAGTAATAGATGATACCTTAATTACTCAAAGTGAAGTAGATAGAAAATCGCTTCAACTGTTACTTTTGCACTCACAGTTCAATAAGAAAATACGCTTTACCATGAGCAGTACAGGCATTAATCAAATAAGAGCAGGTGATTTAATCAATGTCGAAATACCTAGAGAAAATATTGAACTAGCGCAGTACATAGTTTTGGAAGTTAGACATGAACTTACTGGCTTGATTAGCCTAGAACTAGGTAGGTTCTCTAAGGATTTGTCCGACTTATTTTCAGAGATACTTTTGGCTAACAAAGAAACTAAATCATTCCTTAGAAGTAATTCGTTTGATGAAAAGGCATCAACATACAACTTCTTAGAAGAAGTTAAACTTAAGGAACTTAGGCTACTAGTTAGAAAAAGAACTACCACAGGAGCATACAGAATAGGATTTGATGCTACATTAGGCACAACAACTAACACCATCGGCTTCAACGGAGGCACTGTAACAACAACCACTCTAATAGATGAGGACTTAGCATGATAACAGATAAAATGAAAAATAAAGTTGCCACATATATCAAAGATACTTTGATTGATAGTGCCAAAATAGGACAAGGAGGTAACTCCACTAATCCAGTTTTGAATGATTTAGATGTTCCTTTATCAGTAATACCTACAATAAATAAAGCAGTAGCGGGAACTTCAAATGTATTCGAAACTAAAATTACAGTTTCAGGTAGTAGTATAACGGGTAAGGTGATTAGAGAAGTAGGTTTATTTCATGATGTTGATAATGATGACACCACTAACCCCGATGCGGTTGGTGATGTAGATGGAGATGGAACTGGAGATGATATGATTCAAAGAATCAATTTTGAAGGAATTGGTCCATTTGCATCAAATGAAGATTTAGAGATTTTTATTATTATGGAGGTAGAGTGATATGGTAAATAACCCTAGTTTTTATTCACAGACAGCATTAGCAGATACATCATCAATTACGCAAATAACAGACGGTGCTGATTTTCCACATTCAGGATTAATCAAAGCATTATCAGATGGTTTAGGTCAAAACTATGCTATTAGTGGTTTTAATATTACACCGACTAATGCTACTCAAGGAAGTGTCGCTACTGGTACTATTATGAGAGATGGACTATTAGTTACAGTATCTTCTTCTCTTAACTTTACTTTGACTACTACTTACACTAGTGGTAGTGATTATGGTTATCATTTGATTGTAGTAAATTCATCAAATGCTCTCGCTTTACGAACACCTACTGCTAGTAATAAAGTTCCGCATCCAACATCGGGAGATACAGTTATTGCAGTATTGACTCATACGGGAACTAACCCGTTTAATGCTCAATATCTTACTGTTGATAAAACAGCAAATGGTCTTACTGTTGGATTTAATTCTAGTGGATATAGTGAAGTAGGTAAAGTATTCGCTACTACTTCTACTGAAATGCAAGTTCAGACAATTGCTAATAATGCTAATATCAAACTAAATCCGCATGGTTCGGGAGTAGTAGAATTAGCAGGTGAATTGGATGTTAATGGTAATGAAATAAAAACAACAGAAACTAATGGCAGTATTACAATTGCACCAAATACAGGTGGAGAAATAGTATTAGGTAATTCTGATTCTACTGAATTAACGGTTACTAGTAGAGGAATAAGAGATTTAAGATTAGCGACTAATTCTGGAACTAATTCGGGAGAAATTGTTCTTAAGGCTGGCTCAAATGATAATATCGAAATAACACCACATGGAACGGGAGATGTTCTATTAGAAGGAAATGTAGGTATTCAAACTACTAATGCACAAAAACATCTACACATTAGAGGAACAGACCCTGCTATTAGATTACAAGAAGATAGCGAGAATGGTTATTTAGAACTTTCAGGTAAGTCCGAAAATCAAGGACAGATTAGATTAACTAATCTGAATAGTGATGCGAATGAATCTGCTACTTTAGATTTAGAGGCTTACTCTAGTGGAAATAATGCCCAAACAATTAGATTGTTTAGATTAGCAAATACTCCCTCTAGTGCAGTAACATCTTTTCAAATCTTAAAACCTAATACTACCAATGTTGCTTTTAAGGTAATTGCTGATTCAGGAAATACTACTATTGCTAGTGGTGCATATCTTCAAGCCCCTAGATTAAACACGGCTACTTTAAGCACTGATACTACATTATCGGAATCTTCTCATGCTGGATTATACCTATTTGTTACAGGTTCTAGTAGAACAATTACCTTACCTAATACTCACGGTGCAGGTGTTCACTTTACTTTACTTAGTAATGATGCTAATGGATTTACTTTAACTTCTACTGATAACATGAATGGTGCATCGGATGATATTAGCGTTAGTGCTAGAGATGGCGTTACTTGCATTTCTGATGGAACTGATTGGGTTGTATTAGGTGCGTGATATTTTGTATATGGCAGTAGCAGGTGCTTGTGCTGAACAAAAGGCTAATGCAGGAGGGGGTGTAAGTAATGCCTACTCTCTTCAAAGAATTAAAGATAAATACGATACTGGAACTTCTGTTCCTAATGGTAGAAACTTTAACTTCGTAGAAAATGATTCAGCATGGATGACTGGTATGAGGGTTTTTGGCACTGATATGTATATTTCTAATAGAGGTAATGGTAACTTCTTAGATAGTAATAATGTCAAACTATTCAAGTTAGCAGTAACAAGTTCAAATGGTTCTCCCGACCAAACATTAAATTTAGGAACTTCTACCTTTACTTCCATTGATGGTTTTGATTTATCTTCTACTGGAACTAATTTACTTATCGCTGCTTTTCATGGAGTAGGGGGAGTTAGAAGTGGAACTTTAGCAACTGCTTTTGATTTAACTTCTACATTTACCGCTACTGGTTCACAGAAAAATTCTGGCGGTAGTGGAGTAAGGGCTTGTTCTTGGGGAGATAGCGGTAATAAGTATTACATGGGCTATGGAACGGCAACTAATGTAAGTAAAATAAGACAATTTACTGCTTCTACTGCTTATCAAACTGCTAGTGGAGATACAGAAGGAACTGAACTTACTTTGTCTTTTAACAATGTAGCAGACATTACATTTAATCCCGATGGAACTAAAATGTATGTAGCGGAACACGATGGTTTTCTACATCAATTTACATTAACAACTGCTTGGGATTCTTCAACCGCAGGTTCTCAAATAACAGTAGATGTTACCGATTTCTTTGGAAATGAAGGAACTAGCCCATCAAGACCTTCTACAAATACAGGAACTACACAATGGATATGCGGTATGCACTGGAATGATGATGGAACTAAATTATACATTAACTCATTATGGGGTATGACTAAAACTAGTGCCGTAAATGGTTCTCCTTCACCTTCTACTGTTACGGGAAGCAATACTTCAGGAACGGGAACTACTAGTAGAACAAATACATTTGCAGTTATAGAATTCACGGTGGATTGAATGAAAATGTGGGATATTTATGCCCGTATAATCCTATTGGGCATCATGGGAATAGGGGCTTTAGCGGTTTTATTTGAACAAATTTTATCCCCATTTAGGCGAACAAAATTCCGATGAAGGTTAAAAAACCAAAAAAATAGGCGAGGGGCGAACCCCTCAACCTGTTTTTTCCGACCATATACTCTTACAAGCACGACACTCCCACAATTTTACTTGTTCAGTTGAACCTACATAAAAGCCCAACAAGCGTCTTGCTACGGTTGCTTCCTTACAGTAGAAGCAGGTCTGTTTTAGTGCCATTACTTAGCACCGTTATCTTCTGACATCAATCTAGCCATGTACTCTTCAACGCTTTCATCGGTAACTGTTGTAGCCCCGAAAGCAGCGAAAAAGAGTAGCAAGATGATTATAAAGAAGATAATTACTCCAATCCATTCCCATGTTGTCATTACCAATCAACTCCTAAGTCCTTATGTTCTCCTTCTTCCAAAGAAAAAGCCTTTACTATTCCATTATCTTGTCCGTATTTCCACAAATCATATACTAATTGAGTATCTTTCATGCAGTAGTCTACTACTTCATCATATCTACCCATTTTCCATAGTTTAGGTGCATCAGCACTTTCCATTAGTTTAGCATCGTTCATTGTGCATTTTACTAGATTCTTTAGTTGGTATCTCTCTCCGTGTTCCTTTAGTAGTATCTTTGAAGTATCAATGTACTTTTTTTCTTTTAGATACTTAGTAATACAGAATATATCCATAGAATCTCTAAGAATAGGTAAATCAAAAGCAGCGATGTTGTGACCCAGTAAAAGACCACCTTTCTGTAAATGCTCATCTAAATCATATTTTAGTTCTCTAAGAGATTTAATCACATGACCTGATTTAGCAAAGGTATCTACTGGTTCATCAACATACACTGTTCCTGTATTACCATCCCATGTCGCTACGGTTGAAACTTGAAACATATGGGTATTGCCGAAACCGCCTATGTCATAAGACATATTCTTGGTTTCAAGGTCAATAGCCAATACGCTCAATTCAATCACCTTGCGCCCACAGTTTGCTAATCTTCTCTTCTTCTTTGTTTACTGGTTCTTCAACATCTATTCTTCTTTTTAGGAAGCAAACGATTTGAGAACCTGCTACAATAAGCATTGAGCAACATTCCCAACCATCCTGCCCATAAGTATCTAATGTTTCAATTATAACTTTCGGACCTTTAGATACTTCAAAAACTAGATATGTGTTTTCAAACTTCAAAACTATCACCTTTCTTTAACCTAATTGCTTTAACTTTAGAGCCTTTGTAATCAACTTTACCTTCTTCGAATCTATGCTCAATATACTTGTATCTTCTATAAATGTAAGATTGAACCTTTTTAGCCGATTTACCGACTTCTTCAAAGAATTCTTTCTTAGGTACATAATTATCAGCATCTTTTTCCATTTTCTTGTAAGTTGCAAAGAAATGACTTTCAATGGATTGTTTAGTCAGGCTCTTACGCTTACCGCTTAGGCTATGGTTTAGCCACTCTACTAATGATTCATAACAGTTTCTAACAATATAAGTCGCTTGTCTTACATGATGAGGCGCAACTACGAAACGGTTATCCTTGTTAATATCTGGAGAATCAGCGATACAACACAATACCGACATCTTCATCAGCGTTTTCATTAAACGGGTGGTAAAATTTGACGCTATGTCTGCTACATGGGGTTCAGCCATTGTAATCTGTTTGTTCATTTCCATGTAAGCCAACATGAGAGTTTGAGCAAAGTTAGCATCGTAAGTAACTGTCTTTAGTGGGTCAGCACCTACTTCCATAAACCTAGTTTGAACCATGTTGTAGATATGATAAAGACCTTTAGCATACTTCTCAATAGGCTGATTTACTTCTTCAATAGTTCCTGCTTTGGATAGTTGTTCTAGTCTCATTTCGTGTTGTTCTTTTTGAGGTACTTCTCTAACATAAGGAAGCATTCTTTGTAGGACACCCTTTTGAGCAATAACTTCATTCAAGTTACTAGGAGGATAAGTCATAGCCAACACAGACCTCTCGCAGAAACATTCCATTACTTTGTTATCATAAGAAGCCAAAGCCTTCGTAATAACCCATGATTCACCCGCTAGAGTATTCATAAGAGTATTTAGATATACAATTGCTTTTTCTTGGTGTTGAGATTGCTTAAAGATACCAGAATATTCGAATTCATCCCAGTGTGCTAAACCACTTCCTTCTAAAAGACCCGCTTTTCTATGAGGGGTCATTTGTCCAGTCCATCTTTCTACACCGTTCTCATCTTCTTCCATTTCCTTCTTTTCAGTCCATCCACCGATAAGAACAGAATCAGTATAATCAGTTACTCCGAAGGTATTGAATGTTCTATTCATTACTGCGTCTACTCCTTCTGTTTGAGAATTAGTTTCTAGTGGGGGATGAGTTCCTTTAGCATTAATCATATCAAATGTCATTTTAGAAACTGGTCCGACAAAATTCCATAGAGTTGATTTACCAGTACCGCTAGTTTGAATCCAACAGAAATGTATTCTGCTATCTTCTATGTTTCTGCCGTTAGGGATTTGAACGAAATCTTTTGTTAGTTGTCCTAAAATAGTAAAGAAAGAAACTGCCGCAGGAATCTCATTTTGGTGAGATACTTCTCCTGCTGACTTTTGGAATTCTCTTACTATTCTAGGTAATTGGGCTTCATTAAGTGTTCCGTAATATTCTTCAGGAACATCATAGTCTTCTTCATAATTATTCATATTTTCACCTTCTCTTCCGAGTTTAAAGTAGAGATTATTCTTTTGGCGAGGGTTTCTCCAATTCCCTCAATCGCTTGAAGTTCATATGCTGAACATTCACCGATTTCCATTAGTGAGCCATATTGTTCGATTAGTTGTTTTGCTTTTTTTATTGATACGCCTTTTATGCTTGTTAATAGGTCTATTCTTAAATCATCAGTTGTTATTCTTTTGAAAACTTGTGGTGCTATGGTTTCTCTTGTTAATGGTTTCATTTTGCTTACTGCGGTTATTATCATTGATGCCTCTTCTTCCGACTCAACCCAAAATGGTTTGACATCAGTATCTAAGACGATTCTGCCTATCGCTCCTAAGAACTTGTTATTTAACATTATGCTCCTAGTCTTGAGAGGCATCTTAGATGGAGCATTAGAAATTACATTCAGTATTGCTTCATCCATAGTACCATAGATAATAACTACATTAGTATGATAGTGCCTATCCATGTTATCTAATTGAGTCCACAGACGCTTTGACATTACTGAACCTAAGAAATCAGTAGTAGATTTGGCTTCAAAGCAAACATCATCAAAGACATAATCGCCTATCTCAATCCACTTTTGTTCAAATGGAATCTTCAAGGACTTTGCTTTTTTCATTACCAAATCAGCCAGTTTTGACTTCTCTCTTGAATCAATTATCAGCACTTGAATACCTCCAACACCTTCCTACACAGAACCCATTTGTAATTAGAGTATCACAATGGGGAGTATTGTAATTATTGAATACTGTAAACTTAGAATGCTTTCTCGACTCATGCTTATCCCAATCTAACCAAACTGTTTCTGAATCAGCAAATACTCTTTCCAATTCATCAACTACTAAATCCAGTACCTTAGTCTTCTCTTCTATGGTTTGTAAATCAGCATATCCACTAAGTAAATCACGATACCAAGATACTAGATATGCTCTAGCCGTGTGAGTAGGATTTTCTACCATTACTGCGTTATGTAAGCAAGGTAACATAGGAATACTACCGATTGAATCGGGAACAGACACTTCTCCTTCCATAGCCTCAATAGGTGGGGCTTTAGGGAAAGATACTAATTTACTTCCTCCTTTCTTGAAGGGTATGTTTCTAGGCTTTTTTGCAAGTAGTAGAATATCTTGTACTGTTAAATCCAAATCATCAACGGTCAATGGAATGCAGTATCTAGCATTACCTCTTCCATCTGATGAACTCATATTCACAGTATTAGGTACTCTTCTCAATCTTGAAGTTTGACCTACTCTTTCATCTAGGGTATTTTCTCCAACTTCACTGTCAAGAACTTCTTTGATTTGCCTAAAGAATGTTTGAACATCTCTCATAGTTTCTGTTTTTTCACCGAATATAAACAAATGAAAGCCACGACCAGAAAAGAAAAGAGTATGTTGCCAGTCATTTAAAATGACATAAGACATCATTACTTTTACATCTCTCCAAGCCATAGGTAGTTCATCTTCATGAGCATCAAAGTCTAAGAATATTCTATCAATGATTACACTGGATTCAATTGGCATCTTTTCAGAAAATTCAGCAAAGTCGTAAACAGTAGTATATACATTGGTCTTATTATTATGAGACTTAACAAAGTCAATGTATTCATTCTTGTTTTCCATCTTCTTCCTTTTCATCTGCGGGGCGTTCTTTATCTGACTCCCCGACCAAACCATTCTCGGAAATCGCATTATTATTACCTCCAAAGTTTATTGTTGCGGTGTTTAGCATTACTCTAATTGTATCTGCTACTTCACCCTTAATATG